GGTATGTACAGGAAGTCTTAAAATAAAGGCCGTAGAGTCCTGGAAACCAAACGGAATGATAAAGTCATTACCATCAAAGGCTAAACCACAGGAGAACTCAATAAATGCAGTCATAAACTTAAATGCATCTGAGTGTGCAACTATATTCCACTCCATATCCCAGACAATAAATCTATGATAATACTGAGCATCTTTCTTTCCTTGCTCATTCTTCCATAAGTCTACTTCATGTGTAAGTGCAATTCTATATTTACCAACAGTAATAACTTGTGAACCACCTCTAATATCTCTTGGAAAATTGACATCTTGCTCTATGATATAGACAGTTTTAGATGTTCCCATTTTGGGATCAACTTTTACTACCTCTGTAGGATTAGTCCATTTAACATAGTGATAAGGCATATCAAGAATAGGCATCCAGTTCTTTTCACAGTATGAATGTGTTGGTGGTTCTATTCTAGTTCTCTTAGTTTCTTTAGCTCCGGACTCAATAACAGATAACTCCATTCTACCTTCACCGTCCGGTTTAGTATCTCTTCTTACACCTGATAGGTAAATATTGTTCCCCCAGTACATAAGTCTAGCATCTTCAAGGCCAATAAACTCCCATACAGGGGTAACATCTAATTTTGATGTATCTACCTTTTGACTTTTTTCAATAGCTAATGTATTTGGATCTAACTCACATATATAGTTAGTAGTTCTAAGTACTACATCATCTTCTGGATTAAGATATGCTAATGGTCCCCAGGGTGTTTGAAACTTTTGTTTTCCCTCACTATGATACAGAGCATATTGAACATGTCTTAGGTTTAATAAGTATGCACCATCTTGATATAGTAAAGAAGGATTAGTTAATCCTAGACCTTCTGTAAGATGTGAGGGTATTATTAAATAATTTACAGAGCCTCCATTTTCAAGAGCTCTCTTGCACAAGTTGTTGATCATACTGTTGGTTTTTATCCAACAAATATAATACTTTATTTATGCTTGACAAGGAAATTGACTTATACAATCTTCACAGCCACCTGGATAATCAAAGCTGTATATAATAGTTGCTGTACCAGATACAGTAGATACAATTTCCCAACATCTATCTAAAGTATCCACTATAACATCACCAACTGCAAGATAGTTTGGTGCATATACTGTCTGATTAGGTAAAGTACCACAACAATCACTTACTTCAAATAACTGTGTTTCACATGGAGTATCTTGAAGACAATCATCACAATTTCTATAACTACCAGATATATTACTAATTGTCATTGTAGCAGGACCTGTTAATGACCAACTAACAACTTCAAAACATACTTTTTGTGATGGCTCTAAACTAGTATCTAAAATTAAAACTTCTCCAACAACGTATCCAAATGGAAGTAATGCAATTTCTAACTCACCAGTACAACATTTTTTCAATACATAGTATAAATCATCTTCAGGACATGGATCATCATTTATACAAGTCTCACAATTACCAGTACTTATTGAAGCTACTTGAATAAATGATCCATCAACTAATGAAGTGTTATCTGCATCAAAAACAGTCCAACAATATCCAAATGTATCAAGGAATGTATCACCTATAGCAACACCACCTCCAAGTAAATTTAATGTAGTAATTAAACGAACTTTATCACAACATGATTCAATTCCAACAACTTCTGGACAAACATTATCATCAGTACATGTTGCATCTGCACAATCAGTTTCTGTATAAACGGTATCAACATAAACTGTAAATGAAATAGGATTTGGGGTAGTTCCTACAACTTGCCAACAGAATCCGTATGTATCAACAAATGTATCACCAACTACAACTCCTGGTAAAGCTCCTGTAAATATTTGTTCTGGTTGACCACAACATGCTTCAACAATTAGATTTTCAGGACATGGGTTTTCAGCAATACAAGTAGCACATGACGCATAACTAGTAGTAACAGTTCTTGAACTTGTAATAGGAAGATATGTATTGGTATAAGCTTGCCAACAGTTTCCTTCATTATCAACAAAGTACTCTCCTGGTGATAAACTTGGGTTATATACAATGTCTTGAACTGAAAGATCACAACATAATCTTAGTATCATGTTAGGTGCAGTATTAACTAAAGCACAATTTCTTTGAACTGATAATGTGTAAGAAAACTTTAATTGCCAAGATGCATCACCTTGATTATCTAAACCTAATGCTACAAGAAATAATGTATCACAAGCAGGTAAAGTTTGAGATAAAACATGGGTTGTACTAAAACAAAAATAATCACCTTGGCCTGGAAAACCTTCAGAAAAGAATACAGTATTTGTTGGAATACGAACTATTAATCCAGGACCTCCTACTAAATCACTACAATTAAAGTATGAAAGATTTGTTGTAAGAGTAGGTTGTATTGTCTGATCTCCTCCAGTATATTGCCTATAGGCTGTTCCACATAATGTAACAATATCATTAGGAAATAAATCAATTGGTAAAGGAACACCTGCAGTATTTTGATCTCTTTTTATTCTAGTAAGAAATGGTCCAGCTTCTGTAATGTTCCATGGTGCAGTATTCCAACCTCCCAGAATATTACCATAAAATAACTCATAAGTACCTGAGGTTATTTCTTCATTATAACCACTATTAGAAGCAATAAGCATGTAATCATACTCACAACCACATTCAACTGTAACGTTAGCTTGACCACCTCCAGCATCTGTTGCCGTTACACAACTTCCTAAGAAGTTAATTGCTGTAGTAGATGATACTATTGTAGTCCCTTCATCTTTAATAATAAGTGATCCACCACCTCCACCAGCAACACCTTGTATACCCTGAACACCTGTTCCTATTAAACCTTGAATACCTTGAACACTAATACCTTGAGTTCCCTGTACACTGATCCCCTGCACCCCTTGAATACCTTGGATACCTTGACTACCTTGACTTCCATCAAAACCTATAGCTCCTTGAACACCTTGTATACCCTGTAAGCCTTGTACACCCTGAATACCCTGTGTTCCAATACCAATAGCACCTTGCACACCTTGAATTCCCTGAAGTCCTTGAACTCCCTGAATACCTTGAAGACCAGTAGATCCTTGAGTACCTGTTCCCCCAGTTCCTCCAGTAATACCTTGTATCCCTTGTGACCCAACATCACCAGTACTTCCGGTTGAACCTTGAGTACCTGTAGCTCCTTGAGTTCCAATGCTACCAGTAGTTCCTTGACTTCCGGTGGCTCCAATAGCACCTTGACTACCTGTCACACCTTGTGATCCCGTACTTCCTATAGCACCTTGTGAACCAGTTGTACCTGTAATACCTTGAGCGCCCTCACTTCCTTGAGAACCAGTAGCTCCTACAGATCCTTGAGAGCCAGTTGCACCAACACTACCTTGAGTTCCTATTGCACCTTGACTACCTGTACTTCCTATTGCACCTTGAGCTCCAGTTGCACCAGTACCCCCAGTAGCACCAATTATACCCTGTATACCTTGTAATCCAGTTGCTCCAGTTGCACCTGTGGTACCTTGAGTTCCATCACTACCTTGTGTTCCAGTGGTTCCCTGAGTTCCTGTGGTTCCCTGACTACCTGTTGCACCGGTGTTTCCAGTGATACCTTGTATTCCTTGTATGCCTGTTGCTCCTGTAGTGCCTTGGGCTCCAAATGTTCCTTGGGCTCCCGTAGCACCTGTAGTTCCTTGGTTTCCAGTAGTTCCAGTAGTACCTTGACTGCCTATTGCACCTTGAGATCCTGTTGATCCTGTACTGCCTTGGCTTCCTGTAGCACCAATTGCACCTTGAGTACCAATTAAACCTTGAATACCTTGAATGCCTAATAATCCTTGGATACCCTGTGTTCCAGTAGTACCCTGTAATCCAGTTTCACCTTGAATACCTTGCAATCCAGTAATACCTTGTAAGCCTGTTAATCCAGTAGTACCCTGACTACCTATAGTACCCTGAGCTCCAGTATTTCCTGTTGTGCCTTGAGATCCAGTTGCGCCTATAGTTCCTTGTGATCCTACAGAACCTTGTAATCCAGTACTTCCGGTTGTACCTTGTGATCCAGTCAAACCAGTAGTACCTTGAGATCCAACAGCTCCTTGTGACCCAGTTGATCCGGTAGTACCTTGAGAGCCCGTGGCTCCAATAAAGCCTTGAGTACCAGTAGAACCCTGAACTCCTTGAATTCCTAATTCCCCCTGTACACCTTGAATACCTAATAATCCTTGCACTCCTTGAATACCAATCTCACCTTGGATTCCTTGAATACCTTGAATACCTAATAAACCTTGAATTCCTTGAGTTCCAGTTGTGCCCTGTACACCTTGAATACCTGTAGTTCCTTGTACACCTTGTGGGCCTGTTACATTACCAACATCAACCCAGTTAGTACCATTCCATACCCATAAGTGTCCTGTATCTGTAGTAATATAACCATCACCAATTGCTCCACCATATGAACTAGGCCATCCCGGTAAAGATGTGAAAGTAGTAACACTTCCTAAAATAGTAACTGAGTTACCAGATGTACCCTGAGATCCTAATAAACCTTGTATACCTTGGATTCCCTGGATACCTTGAATACCCTGCGTGCCCTGAGATCCAATAGTACCTTGAGTACCAACAGTTCCTTGGCTACCAATAGTTCCTTGAACTCCTTGAATTCCTATTGTACCTTGAGTACCTTGTAAACCTGTATCACCAGTTACGCCTTGTGTGCCTTGAGACCCATTTAATCCAGCAGTTCCTTGTAGACCAGTTAATCCTTGAGAACCCGTTGAACCAGTTGTTCCCTGAGATCCAGTATCACCTGTTATACCTTGAATACCTATAGATCCTTGTGAACCTGTGCTTCCTGTAGAACCTTGACTACCAGTATTTCCGGTAATACCTTGTATACCTATTTGTCCTTGTACCCCTTGAGTACCAATTGTACCTTGTGATCCAGTTACGCCTTGAGAGCCAATTTCTCCTTGCACACCTTGTATGCCTTGAATACCATTAGTTCCTTGAGTTCCAGTAATTCCTTGTATTCCCTGAACTCCTTGTAAACCAGTTTCTCCTTGTACACCCAAAGTTCCTTGTGTTCCCTGAGAGCCAGTTAAACCTGTTGTTCCCTGGGAACCTGTTACTCCTTGAGAGCCGGTAGAACCGGTAGACCCCTGACTACCTGTATTTCCAGTAGTTCCCTGAGAACCTATTATTCCTTGTATGCCTTCAGTACCCTGGGTACCAGTAATTCCTTGTAAACCAGTAACACCCTGAGTTCCTATATTTCCTTGTGCTCCTGTAGTTCCTTGAATACCCTGTATTCCAATTTCTCCTTGGACACCTTGTAGGCCAGTAACTCCTTGTACTCCTATTTCTCCCTGAACTCCTTGTACTCCTTGGAGTCCTGTAACACCCTGTCCACCAGTATTACCAGTTGTTCCTTGAGGTCCTGTAGTCCCTTGTACACCTTGAGATCCTAATGCTCCTTGTGATCCTGTGGTTCCAGTCTGTCCTTGAACACCTATAATTCCTTGTGATCCTGTAGAACCTGTGGTTCCTTGAGAACCTGTGTCTCCTTTTAATCCCTGAATACCTACAGTTCCTTGTGATCCTGTGGATCCAGTTGTTCCTTGGGATCCTGTTACACCTATCTGACCTTGTGCACCAACTAAACCTTGAATTCCTTGTAGACCTAGTAAACCTTGTGTTCCCTGGGTTCCTTGAGCTCCTTGAGAACCAACAGCTCCACCACTACACACCCAGTCTACAATATTATTGAAACCTTGTGCTACTGTAGTATCTTGCGCAATTACAGTAGTACCTTGACATATAATATCATCACCTGTGTATACTACGCAATCTGCATCAAATGATTCTGCACACTTTTCTGGTTCTTCACATGGATCAGGTGTAGGACATGCTGGCGGAGTAGTTAATCCATCAGTACAACCATCATTATCATTAAAGATATTTTCAAGTTGGTTGGATCTTTTAGGTATCATTAATTATTTTTTTCTTAAAACTACAATAAACCAATTAATATCTCTATTAAGAGATATAAATGATTAGCAACTCTGTTCCAGTTCCATCATAATCTATAGCATCTAAAGTATTGTTTAATGCACCTGCATCAAAGTTGATTGTTTCTCCAGGTTTAATTATTACTGCTTTTACTGTAGCATTAGCAGCACCTACATTAGCAAATGATGCACTAAACTTTCCTACAGATACAGATCCTACTCCTGATGCTCTAACAATGTTTGTTACTTTAGCTTCTGGATTAATATTAATAGTTACTCCAGTAATTGCAGCTATTACATCTGTAATACCTTGTAATACTTTTAACTGAAATGGAAAGTTATTTCCTTTGTTTCCGTATGTCTTTAAATTTCCTATTGACATGATTAGTATATTTTTGTTAGTGTAAAAATTTCAGAATAAATAGAATTAGCAGCACTAGCAGCACCCCATTCTGCAGTTATCTTCAATGTATTATTTGTTGTAGTATCAAAAGTTGTATTATTTACAATACTAAAGTCAGTTCCTTCAAAATTGGTTCCAGCATTTTTTATATAAGAAAAGTTACCTCCGGATGCAATTGATGCTACTCCGGCTGCTCCTAAAGTTCTTACTGTAAAAGATATATTCATTTCCCAATGTTTATTTGTTGCTGTATCTAATGCAATAATACCTGTATCAGCTAATATAATTGTTCCAGCTTTTATTCTAAATCTAATTGTTGCTGAACTATTACAAGACAAGTGACCAATTAATTTAGCATTAAATGAATCACCTATTTGGAATGCATTAGCCGGAACAGTTAATGAGCCTACACCAGTACTAATTATATCTGTTTCTGATGTAGTATTAGTTATAGGTGTGCTATTAACAGTTTGAGCATACAACCCACGAGTATAACCTAGTGGATTAACATAATAGGGGTTTAATTCTATCTCAGTTGGCATGCTAAATATTAGTTAAGAATGATGTAGTGTATTTTGACTACATTGTTTAATGCAGCTGCACCAGCACCATTACTAAGTACTACTTTGAATGATCCTGCTGCAATATCAGCAACACCTACTACTGGAATACCAGTTGCTGCTTCATCATATTCAACAGATACTAAAATTCTTGATCCTGCAACAACCAAATCATTGTTTACAGTAAAAGAGGTTCTAGCATTAGCTGCTAATGTAGATGATACAGTTGTGATAACACCATTAAGTGCATCTACAGTAACTGCTGTTGTAATACTAGTTAATTGAGTTACATTAGCTGTACGGTACAATGACTGCAAAGGTGCAGCATTAACCGCAAGAGAAAGATACTGATCATCACGAGATGGATCTTTTGCACCTACTGCAATCAAGTTAGTAACGTCTGTTGGAAGGGTAGCTCTATAGTTACCTGCTTTAATCCAAGAAATAAAATTTAAAATGTCCATGGTTATAAATATTAAATGTATACAGTATAATATACAAAAAAATATTGATTAATACAAAAAATCCCCAGTTAAAAACCAGGGATTTAATATTTGTTGACAGGGTAGAGGTTTATATTAGCCAAGCATATAGCCAAGAAGAAAAGATACTAGTATCAAAGCTGCAATTGTATAATTTGCTATAGCACGGCCTTTCTCATCTTCAACATACATATTGTATATCTTATTATAGATAGGTCTTGTCATTGCATTAATAATAATCCAAAACATTGCAATAGATCCTATTGCAAAAGCCGCTAAAAGTATTTTCAACCAGATCATAATTTATCTATTCTTCTTTGTAAATATACTAAAGCTTTTTTAAGATCCTCTTTTTCAGTGGATTTATTTTTCTTACCAGCTCTAGCCAAGTACTTAATTACATTACCAAGATAAAAATCTTTATCTAATCCCCAAGCTTCTAGCACATTAAAAACTTCATAAGTATTACCAGCTCCACCATAGTGATTAGGCCTAGTAGTATCATTAACAATAATAATTCTAGCTTCAAGATCCTTTGCCGGTGTACCCATGTCTTCTTTAGAGCACATGACTTTTTCAAATTGTTGTTCAGCTTCTTGACTAAAATTTACCATCTTACCAAATAATTACTACGTCACCTTCATTAAGGACAAGTTTAGTCTCTCCATCAATATCAATGCGTTCAACTACTTCTAAGTTAAGTGCATTTGTACGGATATAAACTTTATCTCCAACTTTAACTTCTTCTACTTTATCACCTACTGCAAAGACATTGAGTTTACTCCACATCTTCATTGCTTCTTGCATAATAGCATCTTCATCTTTAGCACTCAGCTGAAGTCCTGATTCTTTTTTCTTTGGAACATCTAATAAGATTGTTCTTCCTCTTAATAATTTAAATGGTTGCATTAGTTTCTATTTTAGTGTTATTACTTTTTCTACTGCCATTTGAGCATTCAGTATCTCACCTACTGCATGATCAAACAACAAACTCTTTACTGGCAGCTTTGTATCCATAGTATATCTACGCTTTAAGATCTCTGCTATCTCTGCTGCTAGTTCTTTTACTCTTTGGACATCAGCATCTTCATGTGCTATATCAGGATTTAGTCCTACTAACTGTTCTCCAAAACTTGGTAATCTCACTTCTTGAATACCATATTGTACTTGTTCTTCCATATACTTATCAAATTTAATCCTTGCTTCTAGGTTTGTTTCTGACTCTTCGGTCAGCTTTCTCCACATCTCAGCTTGATGCTGTGTCATGGCACTAATTCAAAATCTTTTTTAAAGTCAATGGGATCATACACTTTGATAGTATTATCATTAGTCAATAATATAAAATCGTCAAGGTGTACTCTTTTTTGACCATGTGGTAAAAATATCCATAGACCACTGGTTTTACTATTAAAAGCATTTTCTTTACCTACAAGCTCTATGATCTCATCAGCATTCCGGCTATTAAACTGGATTGCTTTAACTTGACACATAATTGGCTTATAGATATATACCATGTAACAAATATAAAAAATATTTTTAAATAAAAAAGCCCAGGGTATTAATCTGGGCTCTCATTGTTTTAACCTTTAAAACATTTTCATTATGAACACAACAAATATATAAAATATTTATTATCTACCTTGTGCTCTGTAACTTTTTTTGTAGTTCTTGCTTTTTTTCAACTTGCTTGTCTTTGCTTTAGCATGAACACCTGGCCTGGACACTCTTACCTTAGCCAACTTTGTAGTACCTTCTTTTATCTTTGCCATTGTTATTAATTTATAAGACTAATATACTAATTTGTAAACTTATCTAACTTAAGAAGTCTAACTATTTTATTAGTATACTCTTCTGCTTGAGTAATTGCATCTTCTTCTTTATCCACAATCTTCCAGTTATTCAAGAGTATTGCTACGTGCATAGCCTCATGATTTACTAGTGTTATATCAGTAAAGTCTCCTTTGAAGTGTTTCTTATTTAGAAATAGAAATGGTTTGTATGGTGCTTTGGCTTTTAACTTCTTATCCCGGGGATCATAGTTAGTCCACCCATATATATAGACACCATTGCCTTTAGTCTTGTCAACTTCTTCAGCTTGGGCATCTTTACGGTTTAATCCGTGCATTTGATCTATATCATAATAGTCAAAGATCTCAGTAGCATCTTTACCTATTAGCAGAACAAACTTACCCATATCTATTTTCTTCATACTATTAATATACAAATTATTCTATTTCATAGAACATTCTTTCTGAATCTTCTGCACCCCATTTAGTATAACTTTCACAATGATAAAATTTTAGGTTTAACTTATAATCAGGAATTATCTTAAAAGGTTCTGCTACCATACTAGGTTCATTCCATAAAATTCTATTATTAGGGTATATACAAAAATGCCCAGAGTCTAGCTCTATAACATGACCCATCTTATGTTGACTTGGTTCTTCAGCATAAGAAGTAGAAACGGTAGCGCTACTATCCGCATTCCAATCTAATGTAAATCTATACCTACCTTCCACCTTTTGTTTATTCTTTAAGTATACTTGACATCTCTTTCCTTTAAGAAACATAAACTGCGTTACGCTAGGTGTATAAGAAAAGCAATCCCACAACTGCAGTATGTGAAAATCAAGATGTGGTGCATCAGGTTTTTCAAATGGTACTAAAGCTGATACAGGTATCTTATCATACACAGCACCTATATTAGTCATTACTACAAACAAAGCTGCAGTTCCCTGGAGACTCTTAATAGCAAAAGCTGTTCCTTCAACTAATTCTCCATGATGTTCTTCCAAGTTATACAGATACTCTTTTCTAATATAACATTCTATAGGGGGGATGTTAATATTCATACTGTAAATATAATATATTATACATAATGTGTCATATAAGAATCAAAAGTATAATATATTGTGCATTATATTACAACTTATAAGTTGGTTAGTACTAACAGTATAATGTGATTTAATCTTCTATGTCACCTATAATAATCACAAACTATATGTAAATACATACTATATTGTAATATTACGATAGAGTATATCTGAATGCATATAATCCCCGGGCCAATCTACTTAGTCTGTATGCCCCCCACTATGTCAAGTTTATTGCACCAAAAACTGGACACGGGGAGGGAAAAAATAATATACAAGAGGGGGAAGTGGGTCCTACCTACAACACCCCCGGTCCCCTGGCGGAGAGGTGGCTACCCCCCATCATTCCATAGAACATCTTACTACATAGGTTACTAACACTAAATATTTTTACCATGAAAAATGTTTTCCATCCACTCTGCTCCTGCGGTCTACCAGTTGCCTATGAATTTGAACTGGTACCTATCTATGAAGATGGTATCCAAGTTGCTCAAGAGCAAGGTAATATGTTCTTCCTTCCTTTCTGTGAACCTTGTATGTATGAGGCCCATCATGAGCATGAAGCCAGACAGTATCCAATGTTTGGAGATGAGTTGCCCTTTTAGGGCATCTCATTTTCTTTTATATGTAATAACATCTTATTACTCTATCTAAACTAACACTTATGAAAACACTTAGACAAATGCACTATTGTACTGTTGCCATATTGGTAACTGTAATGCTTGAGGGTATGATGACCTTGGGCTCTGCTTTCCGCTTTGAAAGCTATAACTGGTTTGCTTGGTTTGTTCAAGCCTGCATATTTGCCTTTGCTATTACTACAGCATTAAGGCTTGCAGATGAAATGAGTAATGAGGGTCAATGATCCTCTTTACTTATTGAACATCTTATTACCTAATCTAAATTGTACAATATGGATAAGAAACTTTCATTATTAGTTACCCTGATACTTGCCATGGGCATATTTGTAGGGTATGTCATGGGTTCTGTTAGAGCCAAGGCAGAACATGTTAAAACCGAATACTACTTAGAGTTAAGGCCTAACTCTGTAGTAATAGAAAGCATTGATGGATATCTTATAGAATGTCCTATGGATAGCATTGCTGCTGTGTTAGAAAGAGACAACCTGTAATGGGTTGTCTTTTTACACAGAGAACATCTTATTACTTGTTTTACTAACATTAAAACTTTATATCATGCCACAGTCTAATTGCTACTGCGAGGAAGATTACATTTGCCTTCCTTGCTACAACAAAGAACTTGAAGAAGAGTATCAAGCCATGCAAGAGTTCATGAACATAGAAATTGCTGATGACGCAGAAGAGTTACCCTTTTAGGGTAGCTCTTATTTTTTTAACATCTTATTACTTGTCTTAAACTAAACTAATATATTATGAGAGTACTTAAATTTCCCGAAGATTTTACCAAGAATGTACACAGAGTTGTTCCTGGAGCCCATCAATGGCTCTTTGAATACAACAATGGTACTGATGAAATGATCAGTATTGTTGGAGGTGGATCTGGACTGTATGGTGATGGTATTACTACATTTGAAATGTGGGATACCAAGAACATGCCTGATCCAGACGGTTATCTAACTGCTGAAGAGATTAATCAATGGCTTCAGGATCATCCAGTAGAAGAGGGGGAGTAATTCCCCTTTTACTATTTTAACATCTTATTACTTAAGTTAACTTAAAACCAACAGTTATGATTACAGCATTTTTATTAGAAGGTAGAACAGTGAGTCTACTTGAAGAACTAAACGGTATCTTCATTCTTGCAAGAGGAGAAGGCCTTGATGACACAGAAATTAAGGATTTACTGCAACTGCACACTGATGACTTAGAGCATTATATTGTGCAGTGCAGAAGAAATGAAGAAGTTGGTTTAGTGCAGTTAGGGGGACAATAGTTCCCCTTTATTTTTTAACATCTTATTACTCTATCTAATTCTAAACTAATCAATATGGAAAATTTAAGTAAGATTGCAATCAGAGCATTTAATGAAGGTTCTGATAACTTTGGTGAGTTACCAACAGGTCAAGTTGAGTCATTAGTATATGAGGTACCTAATGATAAAGCAATACACTTTGGTTCACCAAATCCAAAGAGCCATAAGTATTATTCTTGTACTGTAGTACTTAATGAAGGTACATCAGGCATTGGGTTCTATGTTAAAGATAATGTCATGGATGTATGTTCAGGACATATAGTATTTAGTGTGCCTGTAACTGATGAGATACAAGCAGAGCTTGATATGGCAGAGGTGTTACAATGGTAATAATAAGGGGGTAATTCCCCTTTTATTTTTTGAACATCTTTTTACATAACATAAACCAATTAAATTTTAAGCAATGGCAAATTATGTAAACATTAATGGCAATCAGGTTATAGATCTTACACCTGATTATAACCGTCCGCTAGCACTAGTGGACTTACAAGTTCTTAATAAACTCACGGAGTTATTACCAAAGGCAGACTTTGGTGGTATCAGACACGGGTTGAGGGAACGTATTATGAACACTCAGGATCTTGCACAGCTTGTGGAGACTTGTGAAGACTTTGTCTCATTTCACCGTTCAGTTAATCTCATTAGAGAGATATGTCAGGGTGATATGACAGAAGAGTCACATGAATCTGTAGGAAAAGTAGATCTTGAAGAACTTTAATCTAAATGGAGAGGGGCTATAGCCTCTCTCTCTTTTTTTATAACATCTTATTACATAGATTAACTTTAATTCTTTTACTATGCACAGAGTAGATATTTTTAGTTTCCTAGCATCAGATGCTGGTGAACTAATGAAGATGCAAACAAGACTTAATCAGTGGATGACTGCTGGTACATTGGTTAAGTATGAGATACATACTGCAGGACAGTATATCATCTTCAATGTTTGTAGAAAGAAAGAAGAGTCCTAGACTCTTTTTTTTCTTAAACATCTTTTTACTAGGAGTAATCTTTAAATCTTATATCATGTATGTTGTAGTAAATAAAACAAAGAAGAAGGAGTTTAGAATCACAGGTAATTGGCCAGGTGATATCATAGACTATATGTTGGATAATGGTGATGATATCATTGTTATAAGCACATACTCTAATACTATTAAAGTTCCTGTGGGTTTTGGTACTAAGTACAAAGGTCAGTGGGAGTGGAAAGAGTATGACTATTCTCCTGATATATTTGAATTAGAAGGGGAGTAACATCCCCTTTTTTAACATCTTATTACTTATGTAGAGAGTGTAGTTTAGATCATATCAAGTATGTTGTGCCAGAGCATAGCAGACGCCTTGGAAAATAGGACATCAGACAGATTGAACAGGGTCGCTACCTGGCTACACTCTTTCTTTTTTTAACATCTTTTTACTTAACCTGTATTAATCCCTTAAATTATTTATTATGAGAAAGTTAAAAGCTTACAAGCAAGCGTGTATTGATGTGGAAACTGCGGAGGTAATCTGTGAGGAGTTACATGTCAAGTTAAAAGAATTGGGCACTGTAAATGTTAATAATAGCATTAGTATTGAGCATCACAGTTCTGATAAACAGTTTATCTATGCTCTTGGTGTCTTGAACTCACAGATAGAGGCAAGTAAAGAGCTTGGTATGGACAGTGAGGAGCTTGAAAAGAAGAAGAGTTCACTCTTTGAAATGAGAGCTTTGAGCACAGACATTAAGGTGTGGGCCAAGTACTTCATGGAATTGCGCAGGTACAAGGACGGTGTAGAAAAACTGTTATCTGGTACCGAGAGGTTCATGCTGTTGGTCAGTCCAACTAAACCAAAGAAATAGGGAAAGGGGGGCTTCGGCCCCTTCCCTTTTTATTTGAACATCTTATTACATAGAATAATACTAAACTATATATTATGCAAGAACCAATTGACAATGACCTACGTGAGATACTCACAAGGAAAGAAGAACTGATGCAAATGGAAGCAGAAGAACTTATTAAGCATATACTCAGACTTGAAGCAGAGTATTATGCTAATCAGAAAGATGAAGAGCTACCTTGGTAGTTCTTTTTAGTATAACATCTTTTTACTTATTAATAAACTACACTATGGAAGAGGTAACTATAACCCTTGAGTGGGAAGAGTATACAACAATGTTGGCCGCAATATCTGCTATGAAGAATATGGTAGACAATGAAAAGCTAGATGCATTGTATGTAAAGTTGAGCACAAAGTATAAGGGGGTATAAGCCCTCTTATCTTTTGTCTCCACCGTGTGGAGCAAGTAGACTCAGGTGCTGGAAATCAGACAGTTAGAAAAACTGTATTTTCTGCCTGCGGCACCTTTTTTTAACATCTTATTACTTAGATAGTATTATTGTTTAACCTTTTAAATTTTTTATTATGTCTACATTTTCTGAAACCCGTTCATTGGTTGCTTATATGCAAGCTGTTGGTGCGTCTTCTCTTAACATTGTTAAGGGCAGTAACAAGAAAGATGCAACTGGAGTGGAAATTCCAAACAGTGCGTCACAATATGTTCAGTTCATTAAGGCTGACGGTGGTGTTCTTGGCACGGCATTACTTGCTAAGAAAATCAGTAAAATTGATGCAAGCAATGCAAAAGACATTGACGTATCTTGGCTTGAAACAGTATCAGACCTTGGTGCTCCTATCAAGGGGTATATGGTTCATACGCGTGGTACTGTTGAGGTGGTTAGCACATTCAGTCTTGCGGATGTGGCACAGCTTGCCTAAAGATATAGGGTACGGAGAAATCTGTACCCTTTCTTTTTTTGGCTTCGCCACCTTAATTTAACATCTTATTACTTACTATGTATTATTGTTTAACCTTAAAAACTAAAAAGAAATGGTAGAGTTTTTTGAAACAAAATCTGTTGTAGAATTCATGCAGAGCATTGGAGCCACTAATCTTAACATCCAACAGGGTGAGAAGAAGATTCCATATGTAGGATTTAATAACAGTAGCAAGACAACTTGTTTGTTATCTAAGCAGATTACTGCGGTAACAGCAGATAATGTCCGTGACTTGCAAGTGTCTTGGATTGAAGGTACTGATGATAGGGGTATTTCCGTAAAGGGATATTTACTACACCGTGCTGGTACACCTGCAGAAGTTATTTCTACGTTCAGCCTTGCTGATGTAGCAGTAATGTAAAGTATATAGGGAGTGTTCTTAGGAGCATTCTCTTTATCTTTCTCTATATATAGGGAGATGAGACTTAACGGTCTGTTATCTCTCTATATATATAGAGGAGAGAGCACTTTATCTTTGGGAAAACCACTTCCCATAATAATACACCTGTTGAAACATGAGTAAATTAGGCATGTTTTCTTACAGATATAGTAATATATAGCTAAACATGAGTACATACATGAGTACTATTACCACTTACATTACTATTAGCTCTATATATACTATCTATATAACTACTTATACTATTACTATATAAAAGGACAGAGTATAAGACTCCGGAATTGTATTTATTAGCCATAGTATGGTCATCCTACTAACACAACTAGCGGACTGTGGCTCTATTATTCACCCCTAATATATATACTATGCATTTAGTTATTGCAAACATTATGTTTGTTCTACAACTACATTCAGGTGTTATTATACCTACTGATGATGTTGATGGTAGAACTATATATTCTGTTCCCTCTGCAGGAATAGAGTATGCTTACAAAGCAGAGATCATCCAGTATCTTGAAACTGGAGTATTTACTTATGATGAAACTATAGATGATCCGGTTGATCCATCTATGGTCAAAAATAAATAGGCTATGATTACATTTGCTGATTTAGTATTTCAAAAAGATGATGAGGAACAAGAAGTTTTACAATGGATGGATCCAGTAGAACATGCTCATCATATCTTTGATAACCATTATGGTGTATCTGTAATTCGTGGTCCTTATACCCATGGAGGTAAAGAAGGATTATATGAGTTAGCTGTATTATATATGACTCCTGGTGATGAGTATTCAGAGTTAGTGTATGATACTCCGGTGACTAATGATGTTGAAGGACATCTAACTCCGGATGATGTCACTAGACTAATGAAACAAGTTAGTGAGCTACCATTAAGAAATCAAGAGTAACATGTATATGAAAAGGTCAAGAAAACAACAGATAGGAACTTTAAATGTCCTATGGACAGAAAAAGAATGGGAGATTGCAGAAGTTTATGCTTCTAAAATGGATCCAGACATAAAAGTACATTATCTCAGTGATTTACAGTATGAACAATACTGCATTGAACAAAGAATTGATGATTTAGAGCATGAACAAGCTATGCTTCCACTTCAATTGATGTTAGCAGGATTCATTATCTTTGTTATCTGCATGCTTATCTATATGGTAAACAGATAACAAAATGGTCCTGTAGCTCAGCTGGATAGAGCAAAACACTTCTAATGTTTAGGCCATAAGTTCGAATCTTATCAGGATCACATGAGCCTCTGAGTAATCAGGGGCTTTTTTATCACACTTAAAAATTTACTTATGAAAAAACTTATTCTATTTATTGCAATATCTACTGCGCTAGTATCTTGTAAGACTCCAAAGTATTCTACAGCAGATTGTTACAAGACACATTACAAGCCAATTAAGAAAGACAAGCATAAGCATCCTCAATGTGATGCTTATAATTAATACTGTATTATGAAACTATTTACATCAGTACTAGGGTTTAACTTTGATGTTACCATAGTAGACAATGAGGGTAACCCATTGAAGACAGGTGCAAGATTAGTTTTTGTACCCAATGAAGATGCTCCCAATGTGGGAACTAAAATTGGTGGTCAGAGTTGGTTTACCAATTATAATGATCAATTGTTAAACAAGATTAGAGATTATAGGAGGAGAAATGACTAAAATTAGACTAGAACTAGAGGAAACAGATTTGTTTAATGCTATTAAGAAGATCATTGATCATCCCAATAGAGTAGAGATAGCAAAAGTACTAACTAGTATTATTGCACCTCATGAAAAAGTATCATCTATATTCTTTAAGACATACTTTGGTGGTGCTGCACCACAGGTGTTGCCTGAAGGAACTATGATTACTGTAAATCCAAATAGATTGAGTTATAAAACCAATGTAGATGGTATGAAGAGAATTGGTCTACTCAATATTAGTGGTCATGCTACTGCTATAATCAAGGAGTTTAGAGGTTTTCATGAGAGTCACAACTATTATGTAAACTTTATGAATGTTGATGACAATGATAAATCATATGAAGACACAGGATTCATAAACTATCAAGATGTTATAAGTGTAATAGAAGAGCTTTAAAGATAGTATATCTGTTGATATGCTTTTCCTGACCAAAGAATATCAGGGGGTTTAGGCCCCCTTTATTCTTGTTTAGCTATATAGTACAATATTTCTGCATCTATGTGATATACCATAGGATATTATTCACGTATATTTACTATAGATATAGAAAATGTACTACCAGTTACCAAGTGGAAAAGTTGTAAAGATGTCTCTAGAAGAATATTTAGAGCTAACTGATGCTGATGTACAATTTTTAATGTCTATTGATTATGGTGACCATATAATAGATCCATTCCATGGATCTGCTGTAGAGAAAACATCTAAAAAGGAATATGATTTTTCATTCCTACCAAGTGATGATGAAATTTCTCTAGACAGCATTGCCTCAGATGATGCACCATTTGATGATCTAATTGATCTATCTGAGGATACAGATTTGTAATTTTTTTATTTATTTAATGTTTACTATATGGATTCTAAAGTCTATGTTGTAGGAGATCCTACGACCAAAGCTGTTGTTGAACAGTCTAAAAACAACCCTGATTATGGATATGTAAAGGTAATCCAATCAAGATCAATGGTAGGAGCAGATGGTTTCTATCGTAAGCTAGAAGTACCTGCACTTATTCATGGTTTTACTTCTGATTTAGTACATGCGGGATACTATGCAGGTCAAGAACTTCCTGGTAGAGTTGTTATAAAAGAGTCATTGACTCCGTTTAATGTAGCTGAACCACACAGAGATCTCAAGATTGCTGGTGCTTCTGGAGTTACATGTACAATAAATAGTCAACCTATTTACAGAAAGACTATTTACACTGAAGTGGCTTCAGTAGAAGAAACTTTGATTGCTCATGATAATATTGATGAGATACGTAGTGCTAATCAGAGAGCAAATAGTAATAAAACACTAAAACCACAAGAAGATTTTGATTTGAAGTAGTCTTATTTTATTAATGGAACTAATGGGGAGTTAACAGCTCCCCTTTTTTTATGATTTTAAAAATGTATATTATGGAAAAGCTTAAAAAACAGGTAAGAGATTACCAATTGTACGCAGGTAAGACTTATGTACAGTATGAATCTGATGGCTATTCAGCTTATCAGAACTATCTCTATAAGAGAGCACTCTATGGTCTAGATGCCCTTACAGAGAAGGAACTTGCTACTATTTGTAGTAAGAAGAAACAAAGAATAATTAATGTTTACAAGCGTGCACAGGTTACACTTAATAAGTTTAAGCAGCAGCTGACCATTAGATATTCTAACTTAATCTTTGAAACTTTGTTTCCAAACAGTCCAATGACACAGTTCTTATTGGCTGATACTGAGACAGATGAGAAGTTTAAGAACACTTTAACTTTTAAAGATTTAGGTATTGAAAAGCAAGATATTATTGCTATCTTTATTGCTGAAGGCATCTTACCCAAAAACTTTTTGGATTTAAAAGATGCTCCATTAGCATTACCTAGATTAAAATATGAAGTCAAAGCTTAAAGAATGTGATGGTTGTCAAAAGATGACCATTATATGGAAGAACCATGAGGGATTTAAATACTGTAAATATTGTTGGAGTTGCCAAAAAGCCATTAATAGTGACAGTTCACAGAAACCAAATGATTACAAAATCCCTCAGGTTTCTTCTAAGAGGAAAAAGCAAGATGCAGAGTATCTCAAATTGAGAGAAAGGTTTCTTACTGAGAATCCAATATGTCAAATCTCTGTGGCCGGTTGTATGAATGGTAGTACTGATGTGCACCATAAATTTGCCGGCTCCAACAGAGATGCTTTCTATTTGGTACAGTCTACATGGTTGAGCGTATGTAGAAACTGTCATGATTGGATTCATGCTCATCCTGCAGAGGCTAGAATACTGAACTATTTAAAATGATTTTATTTACTGATTAAAAAATTATGATTATGAACTCAAAAGTTAACATTAAGTACAGCAAAGACTATGAAAAATTCTTATTCTTAGATAATAATAGAATTTTAAACCCAGGACACGTACAAACAATGATTGAAAGTATACGTACAATGGGTGTAATTAGACCTGTAGTATGTATTGAAACAGATGTAATCTCTGGTAAAAAACAAAGATATATTACAGATGGTCAACATTTATTTACTGGTCTTGTAGCAGAAGGATTAGAGATCCCATACATTATTCTTGATGTAGAGGATGAAATTGAATTAGTTGTTAAAATGGCAAAGATGAATAACTCATCAAAATCATGGACACTTCTAAACTATGTAAATGCATTTAAGCCTTATTTACCGGACTATCAGAAGTTGTTTAAAATGAGAAACACTTATAATATTGAGCCATTGATGTTGGCTGCAATATGTACACGTGGTACCTCAGCTGTAGTTTCTGGTTCTAGATTGATTAAGTCTGGTCATTTCAAAATTACTAATCCTGAGGCACAAGATATGGCTAAAGCATTTAATGAGTTCTTTTTAAAGATTGGTAGAGCTGACCGTTGGGTTAAGCACCAATTCTTACAAGTATTTATGCGTGCATGGGGTAGTTATAATCATGATAAAGCATTAGCAAATCTTGATAAACATATTAAGACTGTTAAAGCTATGAGTGATACAGGTGCTGCTGAAGCATTTATTAGCAAAAACATTTTCAATTTAACTAAATAATGGAAAGAGAAGAGATTCAAGAACAAGCATTAAAAGCCACAGAAGGGAGACGGAGATGTTCCGTAGTATTAGGCACAGGGGTCGGTAAGACCCTTGTTGGCCTATTACATATTGAGAAGAACACTAGTGAACTACATAATGTATTAGTAGTAGCTCCTAAGAAATCTATCTTTCAGTCTTGGTCTGATGATGCAGTGAAGTTTGGTAAACAAGATATACTAGAGAGAATTACTTTCTCTACATATATTGGTCTACCTAAACGTGATCCAAATGAGTATGACTACATCTATCTTGATGAGTGCCATTCCCTTCTTGACTCTCATAGAACATTTCTTGATGTGTACAAAGGTGGAATTCTGGGTTTAACTGGGACTCCACCTAAACACAAGAGTTCTGAAAAGGGTGTGATGGTATCACAGTTCTGTCCTGTAGTTTATACTTTTAAAGCTGATGATGCAATTGATAATGGAATCATTAATGATTACCAAATCATTGTACATGAGCTTAAATTAGATGAGGCTAAGAACTATCAAGTAAATATGAAGACCAGGTCTTTTATTACTTCAGAGAAACAGAATTATAATTACTGGGGTAATAGAATAGAGATGGGTCAAGGTCCTGCTCAAATGCTCAGAATTATGAGAATGAAAGCAATGATGGAGTATCCAAGTAAAGAAAATTATACTAAGCAATTAATGGAAAGCATTAATACTAAGTGTATTGTATTTGCTAATACTCAAGATCAAGCTGATAGACTCTGCAGATTTAGCTACCACAGTAATAATAGCAATTCAGAAGAAAATCTTATCTCTTTTAAAGATGGTAAGATTAGTAAACTATCATGTGTACTACAGTTGAATGAGGGTATTAACATACCGGAATTAAGACAAGGTATAATCATGCATGCTTATGGTAATGAAAGAAAAGCTAGTCAAAGGATTGGTAGACTTCTGCGCCTTAATCCACAAGATAAAGCTATTGTGCATATACTATGCTATACAGGTACAGTAGATGAAAGATGGGTTAAAGAAGCACTAGAAGGATTTGATCAAAGTAAAATACTGTGGAAAGATTACGGAGTAAAATTGTAAATTAGCAAAATGGAACTACCTGAAGATCACAAGTTAATACTATTTAATGATAATGAACACAGCTTTCAATATGTAATGGCTTGTCTCATAAAATTCTGTGGTCATGAACCACAACAAGCAGAGCAATGTGCTTTAGTTGTTGATTTAGCTGGTCAATGTACTATAAAACACGGTTGTTGGGTACAAATAGATACAATGAGAGAGTTTCTTGAAAATGTAGGTCTAAAGGTCAAAATAGAAAAGTATGAAAATGATATGCATTGATAGCAGTAACAAGCCTTCTAAAATTCCTGTAGAACAATGGATTAAACAGGGTGAAGTATATACTGTAATTAAAGTAGTACAAATGGGATTACAAGATGGTAAGTATGGTGTGCTTCTAAAAGAAGTGCAGATGTCTGCAGATTGTTTTCCATATGAGTACTATGATGCAGACAGATTTATTCCATTAGACATAAGAGTATATGAACAACAAGAAAAACAAGAAGAAGTATTAGAAGCTGACTTAGATTTAATTTAATTATGGAAGATTACACAATAGAAGATATTCTAGATGAGTGCTGTCTTCTGGCATCCCAGAACCACACTGCAATGAGAAAACGGGAAAGAACCTATCTGGATAAAAGAAATTATTTGATTGGTATCCTGCATTACAAGTATGGTAAGTCTTCTGCTTATATTGGAGACCTTCTAAACATAGATAGTTCTACTGTTAGAGCATCTAAATCACATGCATATAATCTATTAAGGTTTGGAGACATTACCTTTAGTGCAAATGCCTGTGAGTTTATTCAGAGATTTCCATATGAGTTCCCTTCTTCTGCAAATAAGGTAAGGAGAAGTAGTACAGTAGTAATATCATTAGATGGTGCTATGTATAAAAAACTTAAAGCTTACCAGGAAATAATGGGAGATGCTAAGATAGATGTAACTATTAGAAACTTACTTAAAAAAGCTATAAAGTTATGGGAAGAATGAAAGAGTACTACATGGAAATTATGGAAGCCAATGATGGCAAAGTTCCAGAAGAACTTACTATTGCTGACATAGCAAGAATGAAAGAGTTAAGAATTTTTAACTGGCAAGAATATGAAAGAGAACAAGAGAAAGTCAGAGTATTCAAAGTTAAGCAAGAGAATCCAAGAGAGATTACTAAGATTGTACAAACTAGAGAGTACTGGGAAGAAGAACTCCGAAAGGGCAAGATCAGAAAAGCTTCAAAAGGTTAACAATGAAGAAGGGGATTAACAGTTCTTTAAATAGTATGGTTATACTTTCTATAGGTATGATCATAGGTATGTTTGTAATAGGTCTTACAAAGCCTAAATACAACAAGACTAAGACTGTTTATACATATGTAAATGTTCCAGATTGGAGTTCTGAAAAGAACCCTAGGAAGATTGCATACTATGAACATCTTGCAAGATGAAACACTTTATTAAATACACACTGGTATGGATAAGCCAAAACTTGTCCATACCTTTTTGGATGGTGGGTCATGTACACCTTAGTATGAATGTATACAAAGACATACATGAGATACTCATGTCCCTAGGTATGAACATTATTGTAGCAGTAGGATTTATTATTGATTATAAACAAACAAGAAATGAAAAATAAAGCAGGGGTAGTTATACTAACATTTCTACCAATTTTAATTTGGGGATTAGCCATTTTTGGAGAAATCAGATGTATATACAAGATGTGTACATGTAATTGGGAACCTGTAGGTAAAGCAGAAGCTGTATATACTATTGGTACATTTACAGGTGCCGGAGTTGTTATTGGTTACTTTAATATTGAAGATAAGTAGCTTACTATAGGGTAAGTTACTATTTAGTAACACAGAGCAAAATATACCAAAAACTGGTATAAATTGCTTTACAAAACTAAAAAGGATAAGTGGCAATTTTTACCCCTTATCTTAAATATAAATGATAAATCAGAATAAGATGAAGATAGATCAAGGAGACCGTAGAGAAGAAGTAGGCGGTATTACAACTGCTCTATTGCTTATAGCTGTTGCTATATGTGCTATTGGTGCTACATTACAAGTAATTTTTAATTTATTTTAAGATGGAAAATTATCCAAAATGGGTAAACAATCTTGTTTACTTTTTAGCAGGTATTGGCTTCGGTCATATATTATTTAACTTTATACTTTGAGTTATGGCAGATATAACTATGTGTCCGGGTACAGATTGCCCAGTTAAAGAAAAATGTTATAGATTTACAGCTCCTAAGAGTGAGTATGGTCAGAGTTATTTCTTTGATGCTCCTGGTAAAACA